GCGCAATGGCCGGGTCAGGTGGTGGGTGGCCTGCCGCGCTTTGCGGTCGCACCCATCGAAGATGGCCCCTTTTTACAGGTCGATTCTGGTGGCAGCAAGACCGTTTTAATGCCATCCGGTGAATGTGTGGGTGACGCCCGGTGAACGGCTGGCGAATGTCGGTGAATATCTATCCCGGCTGTCTTTTGCTTTTCTGGCGTCCCATGCGTCCCACCTCTCTAAATCAAGGTGGGACGTCTGAAAGCCCCGTAGATTGGGGCTTTGCCCCACCGTCCTACTTTTATCTCTCTTTTCTCGTGTATAGAGAGAATATTTAAAAACACGCGTGCGCGTGAACACGCGCATTGATGCCCGCTACGCACACACGGGCGGGTGGCATGAAAAAGGTGGGACGGTGGGACAGCCCAACAACGACGGGGCCTGCGCCCGTCCCACCACCGCAATAAGCGGTGGGACGGAGGCAGGCCGGTGGGACGGCGTGAGCCAGAGTAATGCCCACGATCAAGCCGCTTCCCCCATGAGGAAGTGCTCGACCACGATATGAGCGTCATGCAGGCGCTGGTAGTAGAGATTGCGGGTGCAACCACTCTCAGCCAGACGCGCAGTCAAGGGCGCATCAGGCTGGAAGTAATGCACCTGCACCACCGTCATCAACTCGGGATCAAGGCGTTTCTTGACGATGCGCTCGATGTCCAGGGAGGCCTCCAGCGGCACCCTGCTCCCGCGCCTTCCGCGCACAAGCTGACCACCACTCTCCATCATCATGGCGACCATGTTGCCGCCCGAGTAACCGGCAGCCACTTCATCGCTGTGCAGCTCCTGCGCCCATTGCTTGAGGGCCATATCGATTACCTTAATCATCGAAGCACGGCTCCTCGAACTCTGGTTGTTCCAGCGCAGGCGCCCTGCCCCAACCCTCAGGTTTCTTGTACGCCCAAGGCCGCTGACCGCTCTTGCTCAAGGCGCCCAAACGGAACCGTCGCCAGCCCAGACGATGCAAGATCGCACCCACGCGCATCTGCTCGGGTTTACCCCAATGACCAGGATCGAGCTTGAGCGCCTGGCTCATCACCTCACTGCCGGTGGTAGTCTCACCAATCTGCGATTCTTCGAGCCAGGTCAGGATGGGCGTTTCCCATTCGTCCACCACGAAGCGTTCGTCCTGTTCCTCGCTGAACATTGGCGCTTCCTCTCGCGTCACCCACCAGAGGTCGCCGGCCTCAAAGCAGAACATCGCTTCGGCCCACAGCTGATCGCGGATCTCGCGCAGCAACGCCACGTCGACCTTGGTACAGGCCACCGGCCAATAGCGTCGGTTGCCGGTGGCGTCCTTGAGGTATTCGTCCTGGTTAGTCGTGCCGACGAAAACACACTGGCGTGGCACGTCCAGGGTTCTGCGGCCATAGCTTTCGCGGTAGGTGTCAGTCGATGCCGAGAAGAACTGCTTGGCCTTGGTGCTCTCGGCCTTGTTGAAGCTGTCCAACTCGCCGAGCTCGACGATCCACTTGCCGCGGATCGCCTGAAAGCCGTCCTTGTCACCGAGAGCAAACGGCGTATCCATGAACCAATCACCGCCGAGCACGCTCATGGCGGTCGACTTACCGGCGCCTTGTACGCCTTCGAGAATCATCACCGAGTCCGCCTTGCAGCCGGGCTTCATCACCCGTGCCACGGCCGAGATCATCCAGCATTTGCCGACCTTGGACGTGTAATCGGTTGCCTTAACCCCCATGACATCCGTCAACCAGCGCTCTAGGCGCGGCACACGATCCCATTCGAGTTTCTTCAGGTACTCGCGCACCGGGTGAAACGCGTGGTCGTGTGCAACGACACTGACCGCCTCGATCACGTGCGACGACTTCACACGCAGGTTGTACTGCTGCGCGAGCCACTTCATCACGCGCACATCATCGATGTCGGCCCATTCGCCGGTACCGCCGCCATAAGGAGCGGCCCGCAGCTTGACGATCTTCGAGCTAAAGGCGCAGTAGCTGACCACCCCAGCCCAGCGTTCGTCGTGAGCGAGGATCAATTCGACGTTCTGCATGTGCGCGATCAGGGCGCCGCTTTCACTGCGGGCCAGCTGATCTTTCCAGCCACCGGCAGCGGGAGGACGTACCACCGCGAGCACTTGTCGACGAACCGCGTCCAAACCCTCAGCGACGTGCAGGTCGTTGAAGTCGGTCCACTTGTCGTGACGCTCGACAGAGAAGATCGGCGCAACGACCTGGGCACCGACGATCAGCGCGGCGTTGCTAGCCTTCTCTTCACCGGGGTTCCACGCATCGCCATTAGGCTTGGTGGTCTTCCAGTCGTCGTCGCGACAGATGATCAGCGGGCAACCGGCGAAGCGCTCGCGCATGACCTTGCACACAGCCAGCAGGTTGCCCGCATCGAAGGCCACGGCCACGGCAAGCGATGTCGCCATGTGCAGGCTGGCGCCGGTGGCGTAGCCCTCACACACCAGCACCGGTTCGCCCGGTACCGGGTGCGGACCGAGCAGGTGAAAAGTACCCTCCTTCGCCATCCCGTAAGGCCAGTAGGATTTGTCGCGGCCGGTGTCCTCTTGCTTGTTCGGGAAGATCACCTGCAGGCCCATGATCTGATCACGGGCATTGTTCATCGGCACCAGTACCGCACCGGTGCGCGGCGCGTAACGCACTTTGATACCAACGATCTGCTTACGGTCCAGGTAGTCGCTGCGGCCGGTGGTCGGCATGCGCTCGAACAAACCCTGTGCCCTTTTCGCGGCCCGCCGCGCAGCGTTACTCGCGATTTCGGCAGCGCGGCGCTTGGCTTCCTCCTGGCGGGCGCGCATCACTTCACGTTCTTCAGGCGACATGCGGCCGGCCTTGACCTTGATCTTCTGCGTCTCGCCCGAACGCCAGTCACCGAAGGCGCCAAAGATCAGGGTGTCGCCCTTCTCCGTGCGCTGCTCGTGCACCACGTACCAGCCGTTCTTTTCCTTGCCCTTGTCCTGCGATGTCTTACAGCGGGTCAGCTTGCCGAACACCAGCGGTTGCGCTGGCTCCAGACCGTAATCGGCGAATTGGCCCAATACCTCATCGAGCATGCTGAATCCCCCGCTCAGAGAGGGACTGACAGCTGATGCACTGCGAGCAACCCGGTGAGGCCAGGCGACGGGCTTCCGGAATCGGATCGTCACAGGCTTCACAGAACAGCAAAGAATGGGCAGCGCTTTCTGCTTTGGCAGCGCTGCGCGCGGCCATGGCCTGATCGATGCGTTCCTGCACCAGATCATTAGCGAAATCGGCGATGTCAGCCACGGTCAGCACCTCGCGTCGTCTGGTTGACGTAGGTGGCGCGGTTGAACAAACCCAGCAGACCTTGAATACCCCGGAACACCTGCAGACGAATCGCCGCGAGCTCCTGATCCGTCACCACACCGTCGCCGATGCTCTTGGCCCAGGTCTCGGCCAGATCCGCGACCTGGCGGAAGTATTCGGCGATACCCGTGGTCAAGGTTTCGGGCATGTCGTTGGTGTAGGTGTCCGCCAGCTCCTGCCAGATCGTGTCACCGACCAGCGCATGCACCGCATCGAGAATGCGGCGATCCTTAGTCAGTTCGAGGATCTCACCGAATTCCTGAATGTTGATGGAGTGACTCGGGTGAGTTGGCGATAGCTTGTGCTGCAGCGTGGTCGGGTTGCGGCCCGTAGTCGCGGCGATGGCAGCGGCGCCGCCCGGGTAATCGCGAGCGGCGTGGTACAGCGCTAAATCGAGCGGCAGGATTTCCCGCTGCGCCCGTTCCAGAGAACTGAGAGCAATTCGGCTCATGGCATTAATCCTAAAAGTTGCCAGTGCCGCGCGACAGAAGTTGGTGATACATTTGCCGCGTGGCTTGGTATGGCCCAAACGCCGGGAACCCTTGCAGGGGATGACCGGCACCGTGCAGGGGCGAACAATCCGTTGTTCACCCCTGGCGCAACAGCTGCCAGCTCTGTGGTAAGAACGGCAGCAACACCAAGGCTTCCGAGCCTTGGAAACGCGATGAAGGTCGGCGGCATGTGGTGTGCTCGCCTTCCGACATCGCGACCCGACCGCATTGTGGTGATGCTGTCGGGAGAAACTGGGCGACCCTTGGGTCGCCTTTTTTCTATGCGGCTTGGGACTCTTCCATTTCCGGAGGAAATACGTCATCAAGACTGCACGGCGCTCCTAGCTTATTGAGCGCTCTGACTATGGCTCTGCACTCCGTAAGCCCTGCGATTCGACGTCCTGCTTCGTAATTGCTTATACGTGCCTGAGTCCATCCAAGAGCTACAACGAGTTCCTTTTGCTTGATCCCAGCTTTCTCTCGATGTTCAGCGATCAGATTCATGATGCCCTCCAATTAGCCGCAGCCATCTTAATCACGAATCGTAGATATTTCAACACGCAAAGTGATGATAAATAATTTCAGAGCGTGGTAAAAAAAGCACATGAACACACTCGGCGAACGTATTAAGCAATACCGCAAAGCCAAGGGCATGAGCCAACAAGCCCTTGCTTTCGCTTGCGGTTGGGAATCTCAGTCTCGGATAGGCAATTACGAGAAAGGGGCTCGTCAGCCCAATCTCCACGACTTGCAAAAGATAGCGACAGCACTGGGAGTATCTTTTCCAGACTTGGTAGCAGGAAAAAATCGTTCCGACGTTGAGTCGTACTCAGACGCCATTCAAGGTCGGATTCGGTCTGAAGACCGTCTTGTGAGGGACTACGGAAGATCGAAAGACAAAGACCAACCTGTTAGCAGCCTTGTAGGCTGGGCTAAGGATGGAAAGGTCCCTGTGCTATCAAACGCGCAGCTTGGGAATGAGGGCTTCTTCGACACGGTAGAACCGCCACCAGGGCAAGGTGAAGGCTACCTAAACATACATAGCGATGACCCAGATGCCTATGGCATAAGAGTCATGGGCGATAGCCTGATGCCCCGCATAAAAAATGGCGAGTTCGTTCTTATAGAGCCGAACAAACGCTTCATTAGCGGTGACGAGGTCATAGTTCGAACGTCCTCCGGCAAAGCGATGATCAAAGAGTTTATTTATCTCCGAGACGGAATGTACCGGTTGGATAGCGTCAATACCGAGCACGAAACTCTTCACATTGCAGAACAAGAGGTGGAAGAAATTCATCTCGTAGGCGGAATATTGAAGTCATCACGCTTTCTACACAGTGCTGCGCTATTTTAATCACACTATGTGTTGACACACATAAGCACATTGCGTGATATTTGCCTCACTCTTTACCACAGAGCGAGGCAATACCAATGCGTACCACCGCAACCTTGCATGTCCATCCGGCATGCGTCAGCAATCGCAAACTGATCGAACAGCTGCAGCTCACCACGGGCTGTCTGGTCATCATTCATAACAGCAAACCCAAGCTTGTCGCCAAGTCCTGCCAGCCCTCTCCTATCGATCCGAACGGTGGAGGGCACGCGGCATGATCAAGTACAAGATCGACAACCGCACCCTGCAGTTGCTTAACGCCCAGGTCAACCTGACCGAGACCTTCAACCACGTCCTGCGCACAGCACCGAAGCGTGAATGCCTGGCATTCCGTCTCAAGGCTGAGCGCGGCGCAGTGGAAAGCACTTTTGTCGTGGAGCTGGGCAGCGAACGCCACACGCTGACCCTGCAGAACGACAAGAAGATGCACCTCAAACTGGCCGACTTTATTGAAGAGATTGCCAACGCTTCGTTCGACTCGAGCAACTCCAGCGATCTGGTGCATCTCCCGCATGCCGATCGTCAATACGGCCGTTTTGATGTCCAGGACAAGCAACGCGTGTTCGAACTGGTGCACACCGGCGGCGTGCTGAGCCTCGACATGAGTTTTGAACTTCCCCTGCATGTGGCGGTGCATCGCACTCATACACGCCGCGGCGTCACCGTCATCTTGAGCATCGGCAACAAGAGTCCGCATACGCGCTGCTTCACCTTGTACGACCCCGATGCCGAGATCTACGCAAGGCTCATTGAGTCCATCAACCACCTTGCTGCAGCGGCCACTCCTGCTGCGCACGCGGCATGAGGAGGACGAAATGGAACGCACCCTCGCCCAAGCAGCCACACAACTCGGCCTCACTCGCCCCAAACTGATCGCTCTCATGCGGGAAAAAGGTTTGCTCAAGGGAAACCTGCCGGCGGACCCGAAGCGCGACAAAGCGTACCTGCGTGTCAAGGACAGCCCCTGGTATGACGAAAAATGCGGAATGCAGTACAGCCAGTCGACCCGCGTCATGCAAGCCGGCATCCGCTGGCTGGCCGAGCAGTTGGACATCGATCTTCCTGCCATCCCGGCAGATCGCCGTGACGTGGCCTAGGGAGTACGCCCGCCAGATCGTTGCCATGCGCACACGCGAGGAGCGCAACGCCGCGCTCCTCGAAGTGCCCGAACATCTGCGCGAGCTGACCAGACGCCACTGTCTGAACGCCTGGAACCACCCGGCACGACAACAACGCAAGGAGGCTCGACAAGTTCATGAGTAACGCTGCACAGAACCCGCTTCGCCTTCATCCGGCGCCTGAATCGGCCACCGTCGAACTGCTCTATCGAATCTTCGGTGACGTCCTGATACCGCTGGAAAAAGTCCGCGAGCAGTACTTTCGCAATCTCAACGAGCAGTCGTTCGTGACGGAGATCAACAGCGGCCGCATCCAGCTTCCCATAACCACGCTGGACACCAGCCGCAAGGCCCTCAAATACGCCCACATCCGGCATGTCGCCTCGCTGATCGACATCCGCGCCTACAAAGCCGACGAGAGCATGCAACGCCAACAGGGCGAACCCATACAAGCAGAAGTGAATTTAGAAAGGGATGAACATGGAAATTCATAGCGAAACTCTTGCCGAGGAAGAGCTGGTCGCAATCACCGGATATCAACGACCTTCATTGCAACTGGACTGGCTCAATCGAAATGGCTGGAAATATGTACTTACCGGCTCAAGACGTCCCGTTGTCGGTCGTGTATACGCCCGAATGAAATTGTCAGGTGTAAAGCCTTCATCTGAAAACATCGCGGCCGAAGCCTGGTCGCTTGATCTTTCACGTGTGGGGTAACAATGCGACCAAGAAAGGCAGCAAATCGCGATCTGCCCCCTCGAATGATCAGGCGGGTTAGGTCAATGAAAAACGGCTCAGAGTGGGTCGGGTATTACTACGATGGGAGAGATGATCAGGGGAAGAGGAAGGAAATTCCGTTGGGTGGCGACTTGGATGTCGCCAAGGCGGAATGGGCGAAACTCGATTGCAAGCCAATTCCTCAAAAGAACACCCTTCTGGGAAAAGTTTTCGACCGATACGAAGCCGAGATCATTCCGGCGAAAAAGCCTAGAACCCAAAAGGACAACTTGCTTTCACTGACACAACTCAGGAAAGCATTCAGTGAAGCGCCGATCAATGCGGTGACACCACAGGTGATAGCCCAGTACCGCGACAAACGGACCGGGAAGGTTCGGGCGAATCGCGAGATCTCACTACTCTCGCACATCTATAACATTGCCAGGGAATGGGGTATCACTGACAAGGAAAATCCCGCCTCCGGTGTGCGCAAAAACAAAGAGACACCACGTGACTTTTACGCTGATGCCAGGATCTGGAATGCCGTCTATGGTGTTGCCGTGCCAGAACTCAAAGACGCCATGGACCTGGCCTATCTTACGGGCCAGCGCCCTGCTGATGTCCTATCCATGCGCGCTACGGATGTCACCAACAGCTTTCTGCTGGTTGCGCAGGGCAAGACCTCGAAAAAGCTCCGCATCCGGCTCGATGCAGGCGAGATCATTAACGGTTTAGGTGAGCTGATAGAAAAGCTGCTCGTACAGCGGAAGGCGCGCGCAGTACGAAACCCGTATTTGATCATTACGGAGGATGGTCGCCGCGTGACCGCGCCAATGCTTCGCCTACGATTCGACGATGCACGCAATGTTGCTATCGCGAAAGCTCTAGAGGACGAAGATGCGCAACTAGCTTCAAGCATTCGACAGTTTCAGTTCAGGGATATCCGGCCGAAGGCAGCCAGTGAGATTGACGATCTTGGTCATGCCAGCCGACTGCTTGGGCATACCGATAAACGCATAACAGAAACAGTTTATCGACGCGTCGGCGAGATCGTGAAACCCACACGATGAACCCAACATAATTGGTTAAATTCGCTCAGGAGTGCTCTAACCGTTCACCTCGAACTTTAGAGCTGCTCTCCGCGACATGGAGCTCTCGGCCAAGAGGAGCCGTCCAGCCATCCAAAAACGGACGACTGATGCATTTACTGATTCGCCATGGAATGACAGAAATGGGCTACCTTGTTGACCCATCTACTCATAGCTCAGGGAGAGCGCCATGTCTGTAGAAATCCAGCTTTCGGAAAATGCGACTGAAGCAGAGCGGTTAGGAATTTTGACTCCATTACTGGCCCATAATCTGGCCAACGGTGGAGACGACGCCCATGAAACATTTGCCCTGTTGCTACGAGACCCAGACAGTAACGAAATTATAGGCGGGCTTTACGGCAAGGTCTCATATCAATGGCTGCTCATTGATCTTGTCAGCGTTCCCGAGTCGATGCGTGGCAGAGGTATTGGAGAACGGCTGATGCGCATGGCCGAAGATATCGCACAGAAAAAGAGCTGCACTGGCATCTGGCTGGAGACCTTCAGCTTTCAGGCACCAGGCTTTTATCAAAAACTGGGCTACTCCGAGTTCGGACGCCTGGCAGACTATCCACCGGGACATACCCGGCTCTACTACCAGAAGCTGTTGTGCTGACAACGTTTTGATCTTTGCCCGATAGCTGTTTCATAGCAGACCACAATCGGCCATAAGTGGACAGTGGTCTAAACGTCCTGAGTTCCAACCAGCTATAGGCGCAGTTGCATTCCTACGTAGAAATTGTTTCTTGCCTGGAATGATGAGATTGAACTGGCGGTGCTTATGAACACCAATAGAGACGACCAAGACTCGAATTAAAAGATCCGGGTCTTGGTCGCTTATTTGAAACTGCCTTCAGGAGAGGATTTTACCAAGCGTAGCGGTAGCCTACGTTCACCGAATAAGGCTGTTCGATGCTATCGCCCTTGGTGTATTCCGCGTCGATGAAGAACTTGTGCTTCTCGGCGGTTTGCAGGATTACCCCGCCACCGATTTCGGCCCGCGAACCTGGTAATTTGCTGTCCAGACTTACGTCGTTGACGCTAACATGGCTGTCACCGGCATGTTCGGTTATCCACGATGCTTTGGCGTATGGCTGCACAGTCATACCGTTATCCAGCTTCATGTTACGACCGAACAGGCTGCCAACTCGGCTCTGAACAGAAGTAACGGCGTCCTGTTCGACTTTCAAGCCATTGCTTGCGGTGTAGTCGCCACTGCCCACACGGAACGCTTGCACTTCCAGTTGTGGTTCGACGAACCAGCCTTGTCCAAGATCGATTTGCTTGCCAACCTCTACGCTAGCCGCGATTGCGTGATTCTTGTATTTGCCATCCACCTTCTTACCCATATTGCTGGTGATGTCGACCTTGTTGTCCAAGTGGGTGTATTTCAACACGCTGTCCACGTACACGCCGTTTTGGTCGATGTAGGTGGCATAGGTGCCGAGCATGGCGCTGTCGATTTGGCCTTTGCTGCCTTCGCCGAAGTTCTGACGAGCCTCACCTTTTCCGGCCATACCGCCGAGGTACAGCTTGCCGTTATAGAAAGGAATGGCCTTGTCGGCGCCGATCTCGAAACCGTTGACCTGTTGCTCAAAGGCACGGCTGGAACCTGTATCGATGCGCTGCTCCTTACCGAAGCCACGTGTCCACAGACCGCCCTCATCATTGCCCATACGCAACTCGCCCAGTCGTTTAGTCAAGGCATTCATCTGCGCACCGATGAGTCCTGTGGCCGCCGCCTGTTGAGCGATGGCAGCGTTCGCGCCCTTACTCAGATTCTCCGGCTGAGGATTGCTGATAATTGGTTCAACAGGCGTAATGATACCTCCGGCACCGCCACTGGTATCACCCACTGGCCCCTCGCCACCGCCCGCACCGCCTCCGGTGTCACCCACTGGCCCCTCGCCATCGCTAGCATCCTCGGCAGTGCCGGCCAGATACCAGTCATCGCCACGCTGTTCGAGGCCATAACGGAAGGCACCCACGTCGACTTTACCTCCGTACAAATCGAATTTGCCCGCCCCGCCGTTGGTATCCACCAGCATCAGTGCACCACCTTGGGCCTGGTGGCCTGAATCGGCAACGATCAGCGTGTGCTCCCCGTCAACTTGCCCTTCAACCTTGAGCAAGTCGCCTTGCAGCGTCGCCAAGTCAGTGTTGAGCAAGAAGCTGCCATTGCCGCTCAAGTTGCCCACCGTCAGCGTTTTGAACAAGCCGTTGGAGTGGTCGAAATTGACACGGCCGTCGTTCAACGAAAGAGCACCCAGTGAAGAGTCGCCAGACATTGTCCAGGCGCTTGCACTGTTTACACCAAGCTTATCCAGCCATTGTGCTGCACCTTGCCAGGTCGAACCATTTTCAAGGCTGATGCCGCTGTCTAGCGTGTGATCATGGTCGATCGAGACGTCACCTTTCAGTCGCGATCCATTGGTGGCGGCCAGTGTCATGCGTTCGATTTTCTTGCCGCTCGTCTCCACGCTTCGGGAGGCCATCAAGATGTTACCTTCAATCGTAGAACCGTCAGCGGTCACATCAACACCGGCGAGAACCCCTCCCTTGATAGCATAGTCATTGGAGCTTACAAGGCTGTTTTTGAGATGAACGCTATGCTGGCCCGATGTCAGAGCGGCGATCCCGACAGCGGTCGTGCCATTGACCACAACACGTGAGTCTTCGAGGCTCAACGATGAACCGACGTCCGTGCCTACATAGACACCGTAGCTGCCATTACCATTTAGAGCGATATCGACATTCTTACCGATGACAGTACCCCCAGATGCAGAGTAGAGACCGATGCCGCCGTGCTCACCGTGGATGCGGACATTATCGAACGTTGCTTTCCCTCCATCGATTTTGCTGCTCCAGAGGCCGTGTTCCCCTAAATCCACTTCACTGTTAGTCAAGTTGAGGGTTGAGCCTGCAGATGCCCGGAGCATAGGTCCTGATCCGTCGCTGGTGATCTTCACATTGTTCGCATTGACCACACCTCCCTGTTTGGCCGAGATGGCAGTGGCCGTGGAGTGCAGGTTTGACGACTCAACATTCACCGTCCCTCCAGCATCAGCAAATACGGCTTCGGCGTTAGAGTTGATGTCCATGTTCTTGACATCAACGGTCGCCCCTTGGGATGCCTGAGCACCATAGACGTATCCTGATCCGGTGGTGGTTATGCTGCCGCCGTCCAGACTTATGTAAGCCCCCTCTCCTGAGGCCAGCGCTCCACGACTGTTGTCCCCTGAAGTACTGATCGCAATATCGTCCGCCACCACCGTCCCGCCTGCGGTGGCGTATATTCCATAGCCCCTGCTATTGGTGGTTTTAATGGAGCCTCCGCGAACGTTGACGTTGCTGGTCCCCGTTGTTGCAATTCCATACCCGTTGGCTCCGAGGGTAACGATATCGAGATTGCTGACATCAGCCGTCGCATTCGTCACGAGCAGGCCCGAACCTGAGCTATTGATCTGCACATTGTTACCAGTTAGCTGGCTTGCTTCTTTGATATCCAACGCGACGCTGTTGCCCAGCGTAGCGACCTCGGTGTTTTGAAGGTTTACCTTAGAGCCACCAGACGCCACCAACCCAGGCGTATTGGCCATGAGGGAATTCACGGTCATGCCGATTAAATTCAGCGAGGAGCTGGTTTCTACCAACACAGCGCCCAAGCCAGTGCCTGAAGTGCTGAGAATACCGTTGCTCCAAGTCGCCTCACCGACATTCATAACCCGCAATGCAGGGTTGTTGTCACCTGATGTCACCATTTTCCCGGTACCGTTATAGATCGTACCGTCGACGAGCACACCAGTGGCGTGCCCCATGCTGGAAAAGGCCAACAACAAGCTGGCAGACAAGGTGCTTAAGGGAAAAGCCGGGACTTTCGAAGATAAGCGCGCAAGACTGTTGCGCGATTCTATTACGTCAGACGCCGACTCCGACGGCACCGTAAAATAGGTACGTGTACGATTCCATATAGTTCGGTAGATGCTGTTCATAAATCTCTCATTCATTGATTTTTTTCAGGACAGGCTTAAACAAGCCAGCGCTCGAAAGTCATCGAGGAGAGATTTGAACAGGAAATTTAGCGGCAAAAGTTCAGGCTTTTCCGACGGATCTGTAGGAAATTTCCTACGCGCGAGCCGCTCTCTTTAGCACTCAGCAATTCGTATTTCCATCTACATGAATCACCACTGGTTTTGTAGACATTCGATGACCGCTATTGGCCGATTGCTGTCCGCTGCGAAGGGCGCCAGTCGCCCCGTAGAGGACAATCGTCTGTGTGAACTCAGACGCCAAGTCTTTGGGCTCCCGGCATAGTTCATCACAGATTCCGCCCCATTCCCCAGTAGGTCGCGTCCACAGTTCGTGTCCGTGGCTTGAATGGATTCATCAAATTCAGATCGGCAGAGCTCAACAAATAGCAAAGGGCCCTGACACTTGGCTTGGTGATAATGGCTTTCTGACTTCAGTCCGACTACGCTCACGCGCATCAGGAAGGAGGCGCGATGAGCCAATACCTTTTGAGTTTTGCAAGGCAGAATCTTGAAGGACGCAGTGACGCTTACCTCGTGCTGCTCTGGTGCATGTACCAAGCGAACCAAGGCAAGGGCCGCTATTCTGACCACATCAAAACGCACATCACAGCGGCAGCTGACCAGTTGCTGGGGCGCAACTATCAGCGGATAGCCGCACGCTTCAAAAAGGTGCTCGACAGTAAGCCCGAATTGGATCGCATACCGCCCTCCGGACTCGGTACGTTGGACTACCTTCGCGTAAAAAACTTCCGAGGCTTCGGAGAATTTGGCCCAGACGACACAGGCACCTTTATTCGCTTCGGTAAGCTGAAGAATATCTTCTACGCACCCAATGGCGGAGGCAAATCATCGTTGTGCGAGGCGTTGGAAATCGGCACCACTGGCGATATCAAAGAAGCGGCCAGGCGCAAGACTAAGGTCAATCAGTACATCGCCCGGGGAGAGGTGAGGCCCAGGCTCATGCTGATGGGAACAGACAAGTTGCCAGTCAAGCGAAGCATCAGTTGGTCGGGCTGTTTCATTGATCGGAACCGTCTTCAAGAGTTTTCGTTGCTGGGCTCCAAGGATACTGGCAGTGCCGAGAGTGATGTCTTGGCCACCTTGTTTGGTTTGGAGGAACTCCAGGAGGTCATTTCTCGGTTCGTCCGGCCTGAAAGTTTCTCGCTCAAAGCCTTCATGCGTGCTGATCAAGCCGACGCACTGGACATCCTGGAACGTGCCAGGGTAAGCCTGGGCCAGCTGCGGCGTAATCACAGAGCAGACCTTCATGCATCGATTTCCGAGAGTTGTAGGCTGCTGGGGCTGAGAGCCGACCAAGACTTCGATGTGCGCCGAAAGGTCTTGCGGTTGCGCGACACGGTTGAAATGCATATTCGTGGCGCTGAGCGCCTGCGAGCTGCCAAGGCCCCGTTCGCTATATCTCTAAAGCAAGTCAGGCATATCTGTGCCATCGCCCAGCGCTTGCTCCAACGCAGAGTCGATATCGAGAAGGTGTTTCTGCAGAGAGCCAGCGAGGTCAATTATCGCGCCGTATATGAGGCATTGGTGGCCATCGAACAGCTACAGGTCGGGGAAGCTTGCCCCGCATGCCTGACGCCCCTCAATCAGGTGGTGATGAACCCGTTTGAGAGGGCGCGGGAGCAGATCAAGGCATTGGGTGCACTAGAGTCCCTCAAGCAATCCAAGCAGAGAAATGACACCCGAATCGCGCTCTGGGCTTCACGAGTAGCGACCGGAATCGGCGAGGTGAAAGGCAATGAACACGCTGATGTTCCCTGTCCACTGAACATGGACGAATTGGAGGTGGAGCTTGCAAAGTTCCATGCCGCTACCGATCGCTCGGAAGTGGCGCCGTCCGTTCTCGACTCGTTTCTGAAGCTTTGTGCGCGGAGTGCAGATCAGCTCGAGGACTACTTGCGCACCTGTGAGCGCAAGCTTGGGGAGGTTGGCCAGGCAGACGCCCAGGCAGCTCGCCTCGAAGAACGGGTGACGCAGTTGAAAGAAATTGACGAATTGCTGAAGCATCAGTTCGACAGAAAAAAACTGGCGATAAGCGAGTTCAAGGTCGCCAACGACCAGATGGCAGACCTGATAAAGCAAAAAGCGGCATTGCTCAACGATGCAGTCGACAATAGCCACTTCAACCAGTTGCTCAAGGATCTGGAAGCTGAGTACCGAACGCTGTACCGCGACTTGCTGGATTACAAGCTTGAGCTAGAGAAAGCGCGAATCACCGGGATCGAAGCCAAAGCTGCGGAGTACTACCGCGCGATCAACAACCACGACGATGACCATGAGCAGATCGCGTCGTTGACCTTCGACCGCCAGGGGGATAGCTATCGGATCAAGATCACCAGCGTGGACGGATCATTCCTTGATGCGTTTGCGGTGCTTAGTGAAGGGCATCTGCGAGCGTTGGGTTTGTCCATCCTCTTGGCGATGGCTGAGAAGAACAACTTCCCGCTCATCGTATTCGATGACGTCGTCAATGCGATCGACACCGATCACCGATCGAACATCATCGAGCTGTTCTTCAGCGACGCATACCTGCGTCGGATCCAAATGGTCGTCACCACCCATGACCGTCTTTTCTGGGAGCGTTTCTGTATCATTGCCCAGCGTCACGCGCAACAGGTTCAGTACACCAGTAATGTTCTCAGCTATACGAACAAAGGCATTCTAGTCATTGATCACGTGGGCAGCTTCCAGGAAAAAATTCTTGCCGCGCTTTCCGTATTCGATGTGCGTCAAGCGCTGCTCTATTGTCGTATCTGGTTCGAATCCATGGTGCTTGAGTTCTGCATAGAAAATGAAGTCAAAGTAACCGCGCACTTTAATAAATCACAGCTCAAGAAGAGCATGTACCTGCAGGTCAGCCTGGAACACACCTTTTCGCTGGTGGAACCGTTCATTGACTATGACCTGTCATACTTCAATTTCATCAAGAATGACCTGGTCAACTGGGGTGGGCAGAACCAGGAGCACCATGCCTTCGACGAGGGCAGCCTGAACTTCGTGCACTCAAAGACTAGCAGTGAGGTCGTTAAAATCTACGACGCCATCCGCTATTTGGAGTGCCAGCTATTTGCAGCTAAGAAGAGAGAATCAGGCGTCAAATGTCTTGCCGACCTGAACGGTGATATCGCGTGGAGGCAACGCAAGCTTGCAAGACTCGCCAAGGCGCCAGAAGAGGTTCAGAAGGAGCACCAGTCGGCGTTGAAAGCTCTGGAAAAGCGCGCGGTAGAACTCGACCAAGAGCTTCAGTTCATCGAACAGTGTCTCGCCAGCGTCGCTCAGCGCGAGCAAGCTCAAGAATTGCCATGACCTCTGTTCCGCTTGGAGCAGATCTGGCTGTTTTGGGTTCATATTCTGCGAGGACTCAACGGCCGCTTTTGACCGTGTCCTGCCTGTTACGGCTGACCAGGTTGGCTGCAAAATCTCACTTCAGATGAAAGTCGCTTTCCCTCAAGCGTAGTCTCTCAATTGCAGCTTGAAGTCTAGGGCGATCATGAGCCTACCCAGAACGCCAAAAAACCGGCCAACTTCGTTTCCGCAAATAAGTGTCCACCCCTTGATTCCAGAGGCCTCCAGAGCATCAACGAATAGTGCCTAGCGGAAACGAATACAAGTTAAAGCATTGATATATAAGGATTAATCTTCGGACTTGAAAACCGTCGACTGTAACAGGTCCATGAGTTCGAATCCCATCGCCTCCGCCATCTTAAGTACGACAAAGCCCTGATTATTCAGGGCTTTGCCGTTTCTGGCATTTGAGATTTCCGCCGCGCTAGCTGAAGCGTTACAAAACTTTTTGGCCCGCGTTACAAAACTTTCTGCTTTTTCTCCCTTCTCCGGCGTCCTGCCAAACGCAAAAAATTCTTCATGTAACACGGTGCTACGCTTGGCTTTTTCACGGAGGAACGCCTAGTGCCAAATTCAGACCTGATCCCTTCTCTGCTTTACAAAATCAATGAAAACCAACTCGCCCTCGAAGCCGCCATCATGGAATTGTCAAACTGGGTCGAGCAGCGCGGATCTGCCGACGTCGCCGAGAACGTCCGCGGTGCCCTTTGGGCAATCGACAAGAACGAAGAATTCATCAAGATGACGCTCGCGGTACTTATGGCCCCCGAATGACTGAAGTCTGTTAAGACCGTCGCACTCGTCCCAAGCACCCCATGCTTGGGACTGTAGCGATACAAACAATTGTTTTATAGGGATAAATTATTTTCTAGGCTGGCAAAAAATCCGTTTTCTTGTGCTTATGCAGGCGATAAACCGTGGTCTGTAGCGGAGGTTTTGCGCACTCCATATCACATTGAAACTCTCAACCGGCGGCCACCAATTTTGTATTTGCTTCCTTGTAATTGAAAGTCCAATTACCATTCGGTCGCTGCTCATAACACATGGTCTTCCATGGCTTGTGACAGGTATTCTTCTAGAGCGATGCAGGCAATGAAAAGTAAAACTGTTCAAGTACCCACATGGATGTTCTGGCTCGCGGCGTTTGCACTTTTGTCCCTAGTGGTCGGATTTGTTGCGAAAGCTACTGGCGGATGGCCGAGGTTGGAGAACTTTCTCCAAAACTATGCGCCAGCTTGGATCCAGGCGGTCGGAAGCATTGCTGCAATTCTAGCGGCCTCCGGTATCGCCAATAAGCAAGCCAGTCATGCTCGGGATATAGAAAATGAACAACGTATTCGCAACGAAGTGCAAAAGCTCGAGGTCATCAAAGCATTGATGATTAGGTCCATGACCATGTCGCGCGAAGTAATTCAGGCATTAGAGAGTAGGAAATTGGAGGATTTTTCGGTGGTTACTCCATCAATGATGCGTGATGCTCATCAAACACTACTTCTGCTACCTATTTTTGAGATTCCGAATGCGATGCTATCGCTTGATGTATTGACTGTCGGCAGAGTCTTGGAGTGTCTGAGTGAGACATGGGAAGCCTATGTCGCCGAGGTGGAGAAAATGGAGGCACTGGACACTCCAATGGTAGGCCCTCTCCACACGTTAGCAGGTGAGCTTTCGCAGATCAGCGAGGCAGCTTTTGAAGACTGTTTAAAAGAATTGCGTCAAAGGAGAGTGTTGATAAATGATTTATAACCACCACCATGTCAAGGTGACCCCAAAACCCACGCAACATACTGATATCAAATGAAACATAGCATTTATAATTAGGTACACAACCACTTTACTTTCATATAAGAATCAATAACTTAGCGTTGTACACTACCACAGTAGCACCTCTACTCCCGGCGTCACGCCAGCCTTGAATCCCTTTAAAATTTTCCTCATGCCCTGTCCTCCTCACGTAGAAAACGTGATGCCTAACCCAGACCTGCTCCCTCTCCGCTATCCAAGATCAACTAGAATGTGCTTGTCTTGGAAGAGTTGACCCATACTGATGTAATTTAAAGAATTTAATTTTCCATGGAAGAGAATTCGATGCTCTCACTGGTTCAGATAGACGATTACATAGACGCTCTATCAAACAATGCCGGATCCTTGATTAAGGAGGCCGAAATCCTGTACGACAATCAGCACTATGCGCGAGCCTTTACCTTGTCTCATATCGCGAGGGAGGAAATCGCGAAGTGCCTAATGCTGCAAGCCGCAGGGGTTAAGGTCTTGGCAGGGCATGGGGTAGATTTTAAGAAGCTTTTCAAAAGGCTCAGAAACCATGAGCAAAAGCTCATTTCAGAAGGACTGCAGAACTCTTTATTCGCGTTGGGTACTGGCGATTCAGAATTCGGTCGCCTGCTGCTGAAAACTGTCACAGCAGCAAGCGAGCATAGAAACAATCGAAAAAATGAGTCTTTATACGTAGGCTTCGCCGAAGACCGCATTTCGAAACCGGCGGAGGGGTTTAGCGAAAAACAGGCAGATCGCAACATCAAGCTCGCCCAATACGCGCTGAGGGATCAGAAGCACAACGCTGTCTTGATGGGTAAATTTTCCCTTCGTGAGCCAATTGAAATGCCCGAAATCACTCCGGGTGATTTAAAAGATCAGGATTTGGACTCGTTAATGAAGGACTTAGCACAGGCGCTCCTTCGGATTCGAGAGGCCAAAAATTACGAAGAAGATTCAGACGACCGCCAATGATGCAGCAGTATGGGCTGGAACAGTTCATAAGCCACGCGCTACGTGGCTTTCGGCATTTTTCTGTCTAAAACTCTACTGTCATTTGCTTGCGTTTCCCCCTAGTAATACCGGGATGGGGTGAGCTAGTGTTAGACAGGTTTATGATATCGAAAGGATTCCAAAAAATGCAGATCGACCCCGAGCTGTACAAGCAGATAAAAGACGTCATCGAAAATTTTCCTCCTTACCCAGACCTGGATGCCTTGATCGCGAATGGTGACCTCAAAAAGGTGCGCGGAGGCTACAATGTGCTCTCCGAAGCAGGTATGGAGGCAATAAAAAAATACCTCGTTTCTGTCACCGCCCCTCATAACGGAAAGCCTGCAATTTTTAAGCTGTCGCGCAAGCGTAAATCCAGCACTTTTTAATTTCTTCAATTATTCATTGCAGGAAAACTAGATGCTCTCCGGAAAAATCAAAGCTACGTTTGAAATCCCAGACGAAGAAGCAGCCAAAGACGGCATGCGGCCATTTATCGCGCTCGACACAATCGATTTGGTAGATGCGGCTCTAGACTGCGGGCTGAGTAATAACTCGCCGCTTCTAAAAGCGATTCATGAGGCGGGAGATTATTTAGACATTCAAGTGCTGCTTGAAGAGCATGTCATGGAGTTTGTCCCAGAAAGCCGATCCGCAGCGGCATATGAAGTTGCAGAGTGGCTTGAAGACCTGGCGAGGCTATTTAGAAGAGGCGGGGAAAATCTCAAAATGGAGCTAAAACCACGCTATTCATACCCGAGAAACTGATTAGCATCTAGCAGTATCACTAATAGCTCATACAGCATAAGGCGTCATCAAAGTTTCCATCATCAAACAGGTGCAAGTATGATGCGTATTTTCCAGCAGTCTGAAAACGTTTATAACGCAGCTGATTGCGTCGTAGCTCACGGTTATGCTGCTGTCTCAGGAACCTTATCTTCTGCACTTCCTTATTGTGACCGGATCCTGAAAGTGCTCTCTGCTTACGACGAGATATCACCCGTGAAGTCTTACCTAAATGTCGAAAAACAGGGTTATCTGTACTTTGTTTATGACACCAACAGATTCACTCTCGATGAGGTTGCTCCCTTTATCAAAGCCGTTGACCAAAGTAGTTCTCTATAAAACATGTGACCACACCATCACTCGATGATTACTACTCCTAACAATTTTACTTAAATTAGGAATACTCTTTTGGAACCGATTCCGAGAAACATCGCGATGGGCAACGGCTTCAGAGATGTCGTGACTGCGCTTCGTGACGAATCTGATAGGGGAACAATAGTGCTAGCAGCATCTTGGCTAGACGAATCATTGACCAATATTATAAAAAAACTACTCAAGCCGTCTGAAAAAGAAGACCTGCTGAGCCCCGGAAAAGCTTTAGGCGACTTCGGAACAAAAATCATGCTTGCCGACAGACTAAAACTAATAAATCCTAATTTAGTTAAGTGTTTAACAATCTGTAGAAAATTGAGAAATGATTTCGCTCACTTATCAAGCGAGCTTTCCTTCTCCACGCCCAGTGTTAAAGATAGAGTAGAAAACCTGTTTACTCTTAATGAATCGATTATATCAACCATGGGTGAAGTTTTACTCTCTTCCGGAGCGGCAATTCTAGAGAATAATGAAAAGCTTTCTACAAAGCTTATGCATGAAACATTTGGCACCAAGCTGTTGTTTCACTACACCTGCGGTTTCATCAACGGGGGGCTCGCCGCAATCTTGGTGGACACTGAAGAAATTAACCCGTCGTTTTCCAATTAATTCATCGGCTCAGCGAATTAACATAGTCCTGGCATGCCTGCAGCGCGATCAGCGCCCGGTCGCCGGTGTCGGTGATGGCGATAATTCGTTGAGCATGCGCCGGGTCAAGTCGGGCGCGTACGGTTGCATGATCCACGCGGCCGGCGCCGGTGGCTTTTGGCACGTGACAGCCACCGGCTGAATCCGCGGCGATGAGAACTGACAGCCGGAGATCAGCAGTGGCAAGGCGATCAGACAAGCGTTGCTGAGCTTTTTGCGCATCGGAAAGTTTCCTGTAGTGTCTTTCATCGTTTTCTTTCAAACGCCCTTCCAGAGCTAGGCGCTTGTCCTGCTCAATCACTAGCGCGCCCACCATCGCCTCGGCGGCGACCTTGGCCACCTCGGCGGACTGGCGAGCCTGCTCAGCTAGCGCGTTACCGTAACGCCAGTCCTGAATCACCCAACTGCCGGCAGCTCCGGCCCCGGCGATCGACAGCAGTACCAGGGCGATCGCCCACGGCCGCACTGGCGCCGGAATCAAATCGAGGACTGACATAACACCGCCTTGGCCTTAGCCCACAGTGCGCGCCGATCGGCTTGGCCGGTGTCGCCCGCGTTGATTTTTCGGCTGATGCCGTCGAACAGGCCCGCGTCGGCCAGATCGTTAAGCCCTCGATCCCACCAGTACCAAGCCGCCGATAGCGCGGCGTATTCCGGCTGTTCCAGCAGCTCGGGCCGATCGAGCAACGGCAAGTCGAGCGCCTTGCCGCACAGACGGTAATTGTCGCGGCCGGTGATCTGGATCAGGCCGCGCCCGCGATAGCGGTAGCCATCGCCCGAGGCCTCGGAGCCGTTGCCCATGCGATCGGCATAGACGCGGTTGGCCATCTTTTCCGAGTCGCGCAGGTAACCCCGCGCGTCCTCGATCTCGGCCGGATCTACCCTACCGTTGCGGTTCAGGTCGAAACCGTACTTGAACAGCCGCGCGACACGCTCGGCGTCCTTGTAGTAGAGGCTTTCCGACAACTTGGTCAGTTGCTGCGACTCGTGCCCGCACTGCGCGATAAACGCCGCTTGGCGCACTGGCGAGATGATGTGGAAACGCGCCATGGCCGCCTCAAGCACGGACACAAATACGCCCGCGACAGGGCGGGCGTTGGGGAGGATTTGCAGCAACTGCTGCTTGCTGATAGCCATACAAACTCCAGACATAAAAAAACCGCACTCAGGCGGCGATGGGGTGCGGTTACTGTTTCTCGATGTTCACCACCTTGAGCGGTGCTTTTGGCCCTTTCTTTTTCTTGCCCTTGGATTTACCGGCTTTGCCGGCATTGCATTCGACTGTGGTGGACCAGCCGGACTGGGTGAACACCTGCTCGACCGAATCCGCCAAGTACTCGCCATCAAGCCCGACCTTGAAACCCTGAGCGATGATGGGACGCTCGGCGAAGATGTCCGTCCGGCCGGGCATTTCAAGGCGCACATCGGCGGTCGAGCGGTTGAACGCCGACAGACGTGCCTTTGCCGCCGCTTCAGCAGCGCCCTTGTCTGGGTAGATATGGCGGTCGGTATGCACTGCCGGCAATCCGTCCGGAGCGTCATCGTTGTCGATGGTAACCACCGCGAGCTTGCCGTTCTTTTTGTCCTGATGCTTGGTGGCCACCGCCTTGTGCGAATTGCGATCGCCGAGACTGAATTGCCAGCGGCTAAGGTCACTCCGGGCCAGCGTGATAGCGCCAAATGCTTGGCCGCTGGCGGTCTGGCCACCTTGGCGTGGCATCACCAACAGCTTGCCGTCGGCGACCTTGGCCGTGCAGTCGTACTGCTTGGCCAGACGGGTGATGAAATTAAAATCGGACTCGTTGAGCTGGTCGACCCGGGCGACCTTGGTCGACACCGGACACACCGGCGTCCAGCCATTGCGCGCGGCCACGTCAGCCACGATCTTCGACAACGGCGCGCCCTCCCAGCTTCCGCTACGGATGGTTTTGCCACTGCCACGCACGTCGCTGGCCTTGCCCTTGATCACGATCGTGTCCGGCGGGCCTGACACCTCGACCGTGTCGACAGTGTAACTGCCCATACGCGTCAAGGTCGTTTCGGCATAGCCCAGGTAGATCTCGATTGAGCTGCCACGCCGTGGCAATTGCACTTGCCCATCACGGTCGTCGATGCGCAACTCAAACTCGTCGGACTCCATGCCCGGCTTGTCAGAAGTGCGCAGCAACAACAGCCGATCATTGATCTTGGCCGTGACGTCGGCGCCATCGGCGACAATGCGAAACATCGGTGTCATAGATTTTTTCCAATAAAAAACCCGCACGAGGCGGGTCAGAAATACAAGGTATCGCTACGCGTTACGCTGCGCCGGCAAAGGCATCGCCCCGGGTCAATCCCACAAGCTGACGCCCTCATTGGTCGGGCTGGGCAGATCCGGCAGGACGATAATCACGCCCGACCGGAAAGGCTGAGGCTCATCGGCCAGCCCCTGATTGGCATCGAGCACGGCCTCGACGCTGCCATTCAGATGGCCGTAAACGTTGTTGCAAATAACATCGAGCATGTCGCCGTCAGACGTCCTGCATGTCGTCGCCATAGCGCTCAAACTCCAGAGTGAAGCCCTGTTTACGAGCAATCCCGCCGTGCAGCAGCGCGGACTGTTCCTCGTTGATGTTTTTCAGGCACCACGTCCCAATCACCTCGCCATAGCCCGTGGTCAGGGTCAGCGGCTGCAGCCTGGCCCCGATGGAACGCAGCGTGTCGAGCTGCTTTAAACCGCCTTTGAAGCCCGGATAGATGGTGCCCTTGAGCGTTAACTTTTCATCGCCCATACCGATGGCCTGCTTCGCCGGGCGGCGCGTCAGCCGCTCCTGCGAAGCCCAGCGGAATTCGGTCGAACGGCTCAGCTCGTCGAAAGCTGCCGTGTCCAGGTTGAAGTAATACGGCTCAATCTTCGGATCGCGCGGCTGAATGATCATCAGGTGCGGGAACGGCTTCACCGCCTCCGGCGCCGGCGTGGCCTCCACGGCAAAGGAACTGGTGGGCACGATGTTGGCCAGCGACGGACTGACCTTGCCGGCGACGTTGTTGATCGCCGTGGCCGCCTTGCCCGCCTGTTCCTTCAATGTGCCCAGCCGCTCCTGCACTTCGGCCGCCGCCCGGGTGGCGCGGCCGTACACCGCCGCCACCTGACCGACCTTGGCCTGAGCCGCGTCGACGCCACGCATGACCCGCTGAAGTTTGGCGCCGATGGCCGGACCGACGAACGGGATGTTCTCCAGCTCGGACGCAGCGCCGGTCAGTTCGCGGATCGCGCCGTTGACCGGGGTCAGCATGCCGTCTGCACTGCGCCGTCCGGTTTCTGCTGCATCAACCAAATACTTCAGGCTCGATTGCATTTGCTCCATGTAAGCCATGAAACCTCCTTAGACATGGGGTTCGTCGTACAGCCTGGCGGCGTTACTCTTCGCCGCGTCCGCCATCATTCGCTGCATGTGCGGCATCAGATCCTGCGCCCAGGCTTGCGGGTCTTTCACGTCCCCCTGCACCGTGACCGGCATGTTCAGCGAGTACTGAAACTGCTGATCCACCTTGGCCGGTACCGGCTTCTCCGCCTCCCTGGGCTGGATGGCCAGCGCCGCCGACTTGAGCGGCGCCGTCACCGCCATCGAGCGCGCGACATCCCCCAACACCGGGCCTTGCTGCGCCGCTGACGCCATCATGAGCGGCGTGACTGGCACCGGCGCCTTTGCCGTTTGTTCGGGCTTTTCATCCTCACCACCGAACAACGACTTACCCAACGACCCGCCCAGCGCCGCACCGCCCTGACTGCCCAGGTAAGCACCGATCATGCCGCCGATCGCGGTGCCGATGATCGGCACAACCGAACCGATGGCAGCGCCTGCTGCTGCACCGGCCATGGTGCCGGCCAGGTTGCCGGCGGCCGAACCGTAACCTTCGGCTTTTTCGTCCTTGGTCTTGGCGTTTTGAAAGGTTTCAAGCGCCATCGCGCCGGACTCCAGCAGTGTGCCGCCAGGAATGACCTTGGCCGCCTTGCCGACCTTACCGACGGTTCCTGCGACGACGCCGAGCTTGGACAATGCCCCACCTGAAACGGAAGGGACTGATGGGACCGAAACAGGGGGGCGCGGAGCCGGTACAGATGACCGTGAAACCGGTACAGGCGGACGAGGCACAGACGGGCGAGGACCTCTCGAACTCGGCAACGTCCGGCGCCTAGCGCTACGGCTTGATCCACGTCCGCGTCGGCGCGATTCGCCCGACGCATCCACACCGCCACCCATAGCGCCGGCATTAACGACGAAAACCTTTTGGACGCCGTCGTTACCTGCGTCATTTGCAGCACCAAGGCCACCGCCTGTTGCCGCGTCCTTCACCCGCGAAACAACATCTAGGCCAGTCGCTACCAGATCAAGTTCTCCGGGGTTTTTATTTGGGGCTTCGCTCCCATTCCTGCCACCGCGCGACCCACGCGCAAGGTTTAGCAGCCCCTTGCTGATCTTGATCGTGCTGAAGATACCCTTTAAGGCGATCAGTCCCGCCCCGACCGTAGCGATACCGGCAACTACCCCGGGCGCGCTATCAGTCAGCGACGTAATGCCTTTAGTAACCTTGGTCAACGACTCGGCCACGGTGTCCGTCACCGGGCGCAGCGCATCGCCGATGCTGCGCATGGCGTCATCCATCGACTGGGCCATTTCCGCCCATTTCTGCGATGACGACTCACGCCGCTCCGCGAGGTTTTTGTCGAGGATCCCGGTCGCATCACGCGAATCGTTTTTGAGCTGGCTGTACAGCGCCTTGTTCTGCATGTAGGCCGACAGTGCGGCCTTGACCTGCATATCGGCGAACAGGTCGCCGGTGCGCAGGGATTCTTCCAGCGAGGCCATCATGGCCTTGGCCTTCTCCGGGTCGGCTTCCTTGCTGATTTTTGACGTGGCTTCGGCCATGGCCGCCGCACGCTTCGGATCGGTCGCCTGAATGTATTTCTGAGCCAGCGCCATACTGGTTTCGAGCGTCGACATGCCGTTTTGCAAACCGGTCTGCATCGACCCCTTGTAATCAATCCCGGCTTTTTCGTAGGCCTTGACCGTGTCGGTCGAACCGATTTTGCCCATCCAGTTTTTCAGGTTGTTGGCCGCTTCGTCCGAACTGCCGGCCTGCTTCATCTGCACCTGCAACATGGCGCCCAATTGCGTCACCGCATCCAAGCCAGTGATGCCGTTGCTGGCCATGTTGGCCAACAGCTCGGGAAACCACTTGGCCATGTCGGCCGCTTCAAAGCTGCCAGCCTGCCCTTGGTAAGCGATCGCCTCCAACGCCTGCTGCATCTGCTTGGGGTCGGTGATCTTGGCGTTCTGCCCCAAGGCGTTGATCATCTTCGCCGTGTCGACACCGCTGGATCCCTGCCCCACGACAAACTTGGCCGCGACAGGCGCGTACTCCAGCGCCTTGCTCAGGTCCATACCGGCGCCGACCAACTGATTGACCACGTCGGCCACATCGTTGCGCGCCATGCCGGTATCGCGTGACGTGTCGATGATCTTGCGCGACATCTCCTGCTCTTGCGGCTTGTTGGCAATGCCCGCCTTGATCGCGATGTCACGCACAATCGCACCAAAATCAGCGCTGACCTTGGCCGGTACCGCCATGGCACCGACACCTACAACCGCAGCACCGACAGCGCCCTTCATGCCCTTTACGCCAGAATCAATCTGCTGATGACCCTTGGCTTTCAGCTCGGCCTTGTTGGCCGTCTGCCCCATCGAGCGATAGGCTTTTTCCAGCCGGCCGACCTCGATCCCCTGCTTTTTCAAGCTGTCGAGGTTCGAGTTCAAACGATTGAGTAATTTGGACGCGCCGGCAGCGCCGGTGTCGTGAGCCTTTTTCCATTCTTCGCGCAGGCGGATGGTGTCGCCAATCGTACGCTGCAGCACGCGCGCTTTGTTGCCTTCAGCCTCAAGGCGCTTGATGCGCCCGGTCACATCCTTGAACGCGGCGCCGACCGTGGAACTGACGGCGCCGCCGATCACCAGCCCGAGGGCGAGTTTGTTTGCCATGTCATGGCCCTCATGTGCACAGCACTACCGATGGCGGCTCAATCCGTGAGCCACCACACCATATCCGCGAACGGCATCGACTGGATCTCGGCGGCGGAAAATCCGGTTTCCGCAGCCAGACGTTTCGCCGCCGACTTGAGCACGCTGGGGTTAAAGCCCGTCGTAGTTGTCCATGCGAAAATAGCCGGCCTGCAAGCGGTTAAAATCCACCAGCTTCAGCCCCTCCAGATCCGCCACCGAAGCGCCGGACAACGCCGCAAACAACACCAGCTCGCGCTGCTCATCGTCGCCACCCACCTCACGGTTGGCCGCTCGCACGTCGCCCACAGTCGGCGAACGCAAGGCCAGCTTATCGACGGTCACGCCGTTGATTTCGCTCGGACACGACAGCGTTACCACTACCTGATCGGTCGTCAGCGACAACCATGCCGGCATCGAGTCCGAATAATCGGTTTTCGGCACCAGGTGCGTATACGCCGCCTGCACGCGGCGATAGTCGGCCATCTTGAGGCCTTCAAGATCCTTCAGCCCGACTTCAGCCAGACCGGCGAACAACATCAGCTCGCGCTGTTCGTCGTCACCATTGGCGGCGCGATCGGCCGCGCGCACCGCACGCACGGTCGGGGCACGCAGAGTCAACGCCTCGACGTCGACGCTATTGGCTTGGCTTGGGCGGGTCAGGGTTACGACGGCACCGATTGCACTGAGCGACAGCCAGGCCGGCAGGTTTTTAGCGATTGCTTGAGTCATCTGGATCTATTCCTTACAGGCCGAGCGCGTTGCGCACTTCGAGCAGTTGGTCTGTGCCGTCGATCACCTGAATGCCGGCGACCATGTCGATTTCGTACATGAGGCGCCCGTCAATTTCGAGCTTGTAGTACGTGACCGAAACGGCGTGTTTGATCTCGGCCGCATCACCGGCTTTCCAGTCACCGAGATCGACCTCTTTGAGGCGACCGCGCAGAGTGGCAACGACCGCTGTCACCGCGCCCTTTTGGCCCTTGAAGGCACCTCGGAACGTGGCGTTGAACGCCGTGCCGTCAGCAAGGCCGAAGTACTTCAGCGACTCGCGGCGCACGCCCTTGGTGACAAACGAGGCTTCCATTTTCTCAAGCCCCTGATCCATATCGATGGGGCCGGCCATGCCGCCGCCACGGTATTCGTCGGTCTTGGTGGTCACCTTGGGCAGCGTCATGCTCGGCACGTCGCCGGAGAAGTTCACACCGTCGACGAACAGGTTGGTGTTGTACAAAGTCTGAGGAATCATTGGTTACGCCCCCTTAGGCTGCTTCAAGCACTTCGGTCATCCACTGATCGGTGACTTCGAAAAGGAAATTCGGGTTTTCTGCCGGCGGCACGTCGGTGAAACGGATGCGCCAATACACCTTGCCCTGGGCGATCTGGCTGGCCGTGTTCAGTTCGGTGTCGGGGAACACTTCAAAATTGATGATCGCGCCCTGAGCTTTCAGATCGCGCATGAATGCATCCAGACCGTTGGTGACATCGGTCACGTAGGTCTTGGTGATCGAGCGGTCGACCGCCCACTTGTGCCCGGCCTGCACCGCGTCCATGAGGATGAACAGCGTCCGAACGCGGGTAACGAACGCCCACTTCGGATCGCTCGACAGCGTGCGGTTGCCCCACAGGCGATAACCGTCGTCACGAATGATTGTGGTGATATTGGCGTTGTTGAGCAGGTTGGCCCGGCAGGTCTCGTCGCCGTCCAGGTACTCGACCGCGCGACCGGTTCCGGTGATGCCAGTCAATTCCTTGTTTGACGGCGAAGCCCAGAAACCGTATTCAGCATCCGTCCAGGCGAAAAGGCCCGCTGCCCATGCCGAACCCGGCGCGTCGACGGTCTTGCTGGTGATGGTGTCCCAATACCTGACGCCCGGGTCGACCATGAACAGGTTGCGGCTGCCGAAGTTATCGGCGTAGGCCATGGCGGCCTCGTCGGTCGTGCCCGGGCCATCGATGATGCCGATGGCACGCAGTTTCTGCGCCAGGCTATCGAGCGCCGTGGCCACCGCCTGAGTCGCGGTATGACCCGGCGCGATCAACAGCCGCGGCTGTGCGTTGAACAAGCTTTTGCCGTCGAGCAACGCCTGCAGGCCAGTGCGCTGACCCGAGACCAGTTCGCCGCCGATGATCGCCGAGGTTTGCAGTGCAGCGTCTTCCAGCTTGGGCACGCCAATGGCGACGATCACCGCCTTGGCTTTGACGTAGATCGCCTTACACGCCTTGGTGATCGCCGAGTCAGCGCCGAAGGCGGTAATGGCTTCGCGCTCGGTGGTGATCAACTTGAGCTCGCCCGCCTTGGCCGTACCACCGCCGAGAACACCAGGTGTGAATGTGTCGCACAGACCGATAATCGACGAAGACGGCAGCGAGATTGTGCGTGCCCCAGTATCGACCGACGTGGTCGTGACGCCGTGGAAAAAACTCATAAGGCTCGTTCTCCAGAAACGAAAAAGCCCCGCATGAGCGAGGCCGTGAGCGTGTTGGTGTTACGCGTAACGGAAAAGAAAACGCCCCGTCGGTGCGGGGCGTCTATTGCAGCTCTGCCGGATCTGGCGGCGAGGAATCCGGCCAGCCCTGCGACAGCATTTCGTCGTGATACTCGCCGGCCTCGATCGCGCGCAACAGCGTCAGCTCGCGGTCAAAGCAGGCTTGAACGTGCGCCCGTACCGCCTTGGCGATTGTGATGATTTGCGCCGCGCCAATCACGACAAAGCCGTCGAGCGTTTTGAAGTTGCAGCGGTATTCGGGATCGAGGACGGCGGACAAGCCGGTACTGGCAATCAGCGCCTGGCTGTCTCGGGTCGTTTCGATTTTCAGGCCATCGACGACGACACCCGAGGCCTCGCGGCGATAGCGCTCATCAGCGATCAACAGCGCGGCATCAGGCGTGCTGCTTGGGAACGGGAGCTTGACTAATTCCCCGTCCTGCAAAGACCAAATGCCATCGGCCTCACTGATTGTTTGAAAATACAAATCGGCTTCAACCTCAAAGGCATCAGCCGGAATTCGCCCGTGAATCTCAGAGTTGTATCGTCCGTTCAACGACGAATCAGCCCCAACGGTAACGTAATACTTCATTGCTTAACCCCTTATCACCGGCCAACCACTAACCAGCGGATGGACGCACCGAGCGTTTTGGGCGTAATAGCTCCACCGCTCAAAATATACGGCGCGGCATAAACATTGATTTCATTGAGCGCAGAAACAGCGATGCCTGACGGATAGCATGTGCCACCTCCATCCGAGCTGATCCCGCCCAGCGCCTTGTTCGGAAAAGCCATTGGCAGCGGTTGAACAATCGATGTGGTACTACCGGGAATCGTCGAAAATCCCCACTGAACAATCCAGCCACCGAGCCAGCTCGGAAAAGCGATGTAGCCAGTGGTATTGAAAAGCGATAGAAAGCCAAACCGCAGCTTTTTCGGGGTCACAATCGTGGCGTCATCGGTGCCGGCATCGGTCTGCGCCTGCGTGGCGATCTTGGCCGTACCCGGCTTGATTTCCGTGGCCTGCGTCGCCAAAGCCGCGAGCGCGGCAATGTCGATATTTCCCTGATTGATTGGCGCGTTCCACGCCTTAATGCACCACATGACCGCCAAGTTGCGCGGGCGAGTTTCCAACCCACCCATAGCATCACCGTTTAGAGCTTCCACCCCCGAGGTTTTACTATTCGTCTCAGGCTGACCAGAAAAACCTAACTGCACCGTAGCCGCCACAGATGTACCACTACCGCCAGCGTACCTTGCCGACATGTAATGCATGTGCTCTCTGATTTCTTCGGCCTGATAACTGCCAACGGCCCGGCCAGCATCCACCCCCCGCCCATGATCCCAGCCACGCAGAAACTCAGCGCGAGACTCAGGCAAGCGAAAATTGCCCGCGCCCTCGTCGCCCTTGTTGAAGGCAGTACCGAGGAATTGCGCCAGATCGGGATAAATCGCGATGCTCTTAACGCTGCCGTCCAGCTCTAGAAACCCAGGCGCCACCTTGTCCAGCGGAAAGGCGATAGTGGCGCCTACCGGCAACGCCGAGGCCTGGGCAATCATCGCTTCGACTTCGGTTTTGGTATAGCTGTCCTTGATGCCCATCTTGGCCAGCGTGTCCGGGTTATCGCCGGACACCACCACGCCGCGATCATTGACCTTGACCCGCGTGTATTCGCCCGGGATTTTGTTCTTCGGTAGAACTTCCAGAATGGCCGCGTCGACGTAGGCCCGAGAGGCCAGCACAATCGCCGGGTCAATCTTGAGCTGAATGTTGCCCGTGCTGGTGACAATGAAGTTCATCCGCACAATCTGCGTTCGCCCCGAGCCTTGCGACAGCAACGGCTTGAAGCTCGGCGCGCAGTTGGCCACCGCCACCAGATCGCCGTCCGCATCGTAGAGGCCGATTTCGCGGATCCACTTACCACCCTCATCGGCGGGAATGATCTGCTCGGCGATGATTACGGCCGGGTTAACCGGGTCGATCTTCAGTTGGTTTAGCGGCTTTCGTCGCCACTCGTTGAGCAACTTGGTCTGCGTAGGCGAGGGTATCGGATCGGGCGGTTTTTCCACTCCGGTCGGATTGGCATCTCCAATGCCCATTTCCGTAAGTTTCCAGGCAACGCCGAGCGCGTCGGCGTTCGCCTGCTTGGCCATCCCCACGTTCGTGAGGATGGCGAAAAACTGCGAATTCGCATCAATCATAATAAACGTCCAGGGTGTCTATGGTGTGTTCGCGGCCGACCACGCCAAAGCTGCCAGTGACCTCAATGTCACGCATGACGGGCGGGTAAACGTCGATTTCGTCGCCTTCGTAGAGGGACACGGCGATATTCAAATCGCCTTGAGTTTCCAGGCTGATCGCCAGCCCGGTCAGTTGCCGGGTGACGGGCTTGGCATCGTCAATCAGGCGCTCAAGCTCCTGATACATCTCTTCGGTGATGCCCGTATCGAGAACGCCCACCTTCAGCGCGAAGGTGCCGGGCACTCCCTCGGGCACCGTCTGGAACCACTCGACAATCTCGATCAGATAGCCCAGCGGCTCGACCACTCGGCGCAACGCGCCGATCGTGCCCTTGTGTTTATGAATGTAGAAAGACGCCTTGATGGCCGCGCGCTTGGTCGCCTCAGACCATCGGTAGTCCCAGCGATCGACCGACCACGCCCACGCCAGATGCGGCAGCAGATGCACCGGACAGGTGTCGGGGTTGTAGAGGTCGCGCAGTGGGACAATCGTCTTTTCGAAGAACGCGGCTTCCATGGCCCGTTCCAGTTGCGTGCTGTTGAGCGGCAGTAGACTTTTCATATCAGCCCGCCAGCCTCACGTTGTAGCGCGTACAGAACGCCGCCTGCGCCTTGGTCGGGGCCAGATCCTGCCATCCGACCAACTCAACCCGGGCAACGCCGGCAACGTGCAACTGAGCGTCAACAGCGGAGCGGGCGACCTCGACGCCCAGCCGCTTGCGTGGATTGATCCAGGCTGCCAAGCGACTTTTCGCCTCGGCCAAACTGGCATCTGCTTCGGGGCCGGCGCCAGCCATGTGCAAGATGGCGTCAATCTCGTAGCGGATCACCTGCGCGCTCTGCACGGTCACACGATCACCGACCGGACGCACGTCATCGTCATTCAGCGCAGCGGCCACCGTCGCCAGCAGCTCCGGCGGCGCTTCACCCTCCCCATCAAACCCCAGCACCGTTACCGTAACGTAGCAAGGTTCCGGGCTTTCGGCCGTGGCGTCTGCCACCAGCCCAGAAGCGTTACGCGCATGCAGGATGTAGCTGTTACGTGGGCCGGCTGTGGTCAAACCCTCATAGGCCAACTGGATGCGTTCGCGAAACGGGTCGTCGTCTTCCATGACCTTGGGTACCGGCGGCACCGCCAGCAGGTCCTCGGCCTGAATGACCAGGCGCTGCAGATTGACGTTGGCCCCCAAGTGATCGAGGTCGCCGCGAATTGCGTGCGCCAGCAATAGCGCCTTGCCGGCGTCATTGACCCGGGCGCGGTTGCCGACCTTGTTGTAAGCCCCGACCTCAAGCACTTTGACCACGGGATCGCTTTCCAGCGCGGCCGTCCAGTTGCCACCCATGTACCCACGAAAGACGCCTAAACCTTCCTGATAGACCTCTTCGAAGTCCAGAGGCTCCAGCACGGTCGGCGCCGGCAGCGACGACAGATCAACGGTACTCATGCAGCCACCTCCAACGTGACGCCGTCGCCCAGGTACTTCCCGACGATTTGCAGATTGATTTGCACACCAATGACGGAGAGGACACGCACCTGGTCGAGCTTCAAACGTGGCTCCCAGCGCCCCAAAGCGCGGGCGACCTCAGCCTGTACGGCGCTTTTCCAGCCCTCGTTAACGGGCAAATCGACAAACCGCCGCAGCTTGCTGCCGTACTCCATGCGGTGCCGGCGACTGCCCAGCGGCGTGCTCAAGATGTCGGCAATGGATTGCCGTAGATGCTCGATGCCGGATATGGGTAGGCCGGTCTGGCGATCCATTCCGATCATCGATGTCACTCCTTGAACGGCTCGTATTCTTCGCTGGCTTTCAGGAACTTGACCGCTTCGATGTCGGAGACCGGCACCACGACCGCCGCCTTCTCGACCGGATAGGAACGGTCAGTACCGGGCACGATAAACAGTCGCGACGTGTAGAGCTTGTCGCGGAATTTCAAGGACTCAGGCGATGAGTAAGTTGAGGATGACAATGCCGGTTCCGAGGACGTTTGCGCATCGGTTGAGGTCATATCGATCTTGGCCATGTGGTTCTCCAGGCATGAAAAAGCCCGCACTTGGCGGGCTGTCGTAAATGAATTAATGCGTGTGGTGATTGCTGTTGCCGGTGGCGTCAATGATTGCGCCGGCGCTGGTGATGCCCTTGGTGACATGCAAAGCGCCGTCGATCATCACCGCTGCTTTCAGGTTGATGTTGCCGGTGGTCACGTTCACGGCGCTATCGGTGACAACCGCTTCCGTGCTCGCCACTTTGATGCTGACTGTGCCGCTCGGCAGGGTGATGCTGTAGCTCTTGGCCTGCCAGTCGTAGATCAGCGAGCCGCCATCATCAAAACGCCAGACCTCGACATGGTCGCGATTATCTGGCGGCGGCCCGGCATTGCCATACAAGCCCGGGACAAACGTGCCTTGTGACACGTCACCGCTGGGACTGATCAAACTGCCCTGCTCGCCCAAAGACGGCGCCCGCCAGTGCCTGGCCTTGCCGGCGGCGATGCTGTGCCACCGCACCCAGGCGCTGACCCATTCACTGCCGTCCGACACGCGACATACCGGCGGCGAAGCGGACAGATCCACCGCGACCACATAGCAAGCCTTTACCGCCCCCGCGATCATGCGGTCATGCTGGGCGCTTGCGTAACTCACGGCAGATCCTCGGGCTTGAATGGCCCGTCACCCGGATCGACTTCTAACACCAACGACCCCGGCGGTTCGTCCGGCCACGGCCATTCCTCAAGGCCGAGATAAACCTGCTGAGTCCACTCCACCAGCCACACCGTGTAACCATCCAGGTGCGGCTGGGTCCAATCCTGCAGCGATTGCACAAACTCGGCAGGTTCAACTGCCAACCCCCACGTCTGCGCACGCAGCAGCACCGCCAACTGGGTCGCCAATTGCACGGCCTGTTGATGATGGTGCGCCTTGATCGGGTCAACAATGATCCGAGCCTCGAACTTGCAGACCAGCGAGGTTTCGCCGGTGCCGATATCGGTACCCGGCTCGATCTCGGCCACCTCCAGAAACACCGCTGGCAGCAACACGCGATCCTTAATGTCTGGCCAGGCTGTGACGGTTTGCACGCCAGGCAAGTGGGTACGCAGATGCTGTTCTACCGCCCGATAAAGCTGGTCCAGGATGAACGGTTCTTCAGACATTGCCGATCCTCTTGAGGTATTTCTGCAGCTCAAAGTTGAGTTCCTGTTTGAGGATCTCTAGCAGGCGCTCATCCGCTTTTTTTACCCAGCTGTCGAAATGCGGCCGGGCTTGCTCCAGCGACACCTTGGCTTTGGCCAGCGGGAAACGACTACCGTTTTCGGCGACCCAACCCGAACTCGGCCCGCGACCGGGTGACACCGTACTGTCGGGGTAGTCGTCCGCGTTGAAATGCTTGCTGGCTGTACGGATCCAGATGTCGGGTTTGTTGCCGTAGACCTTCTTGAGGAAAGCCCCTTGGTAACGCCGCCCCGCCACTGATACACCGCTGCCGGTTTGCCGCGCCCGCCCGATGCGGCTGGATTCGATGGCGTTCAACCCGAACCACAGCTTGCCGCTCGCGGCACCGCCGGAAACCGGATAGCTGCGCAACCGTTGACGCACCGCTGCAACAGCAATGCGCTCTGACCGGCTGACGGCTCGGGCAATGTGCGTGCGCAACCAGCCCAACGTCTTGTTGATTGCGCGTCGATGCGCCGCAGCGGCCGCTTTCGGCACCACCTTGGCAAAGTCCTGGAACGCCTGAAAATCTGCGGCCGAGGACTGGATAGAGATCATCCCGCCCCCGGCCGAGGGTTTGAAATAGCTGCCGACGCTCACGGCCGCAACCTCAGAATCAGGGCGACCAGGCCGTCACCGCTCGGTTCGAGCTGGATCAGGTCGTAGTCACCGCCGCCATCCAGGGCAGGCAAATCAACGCTGACCAGCATGCCCTGTTCAAGACCTTGCGAATCGCTGACGCGGATTTCGAAGCGAGGCTCGCGCAACCCGGTATTGAGCTTGCCGAACTTGGGTTGCAGCCAGGGCGCGGCAAACATGCCAAGCACTGGCTCTTCGCGACCCTCGATCCGTGCGGTGTCGCCGAGCGTTTCGAACACCACCGCGTCAACCTCGGCGATCAGATCGCGAAAGCCCATGGTCAGAGTTCCAGCAGGATCTGGGCGCGCGGTCGAGTGCACAGGTGCAGCGGGTTGGACTGAGCTTCACCGGCCATACCTTTGTTGAAGGGCAGCGGCTCGATCATGCTGTAGTACGGGATGCCCTGGGTGTTGACCGTTTCCATGTAGTCGGCCGGTGCAAACACGGAGATGTACAGATCGGGCACGCCTTCCGGAACCAGCAGCGCCTTGTCGTCATGGACAAAAGACACACCGGCGACCTTGCCACGGTAACGCTCCCAGATGATGCCGCCGAACTCGAAACTTTCCCGGGCGTCACCACGCAGCGCTGCCGCTTGCTGACTGTTGAGGTAGGTCTCTTTGACCGACTTGTGAACGATCAGCCTGTTCCAGAAGTTCTTGCCGCAGAAAGCGCGCGAACCGGTACTGGTCACGCTGCCCAGCGCATCCTCCTGCATGTCCAGCGCCTCACCACACTTAACCCGCAGCTCGGTACCGGCTTCAGTCAGCCCCATGGACATCTTCTGACGCTGCACACCGAAGCGCTCGTACAAGTCCAGCAGCACCGTCGAACCATCAGCGTCGAGGATCTGGCCGTTGAGTGCGCCCATGCGCTGGAATTCGTGGGTGGCGTCCAACTGACGACGCGCCTTAGCCAGCCGCGCATTGACCACGTCCTGCACCGCCTGCAGCTCAGTGCGAGTGCCGAAGGCGCGGATGCCTTGGATCTCATCCGCCTTGATGGTGAAGCGCTCCGGCAGGTGCACGGTGTTGAACGGGATCAGGTTGCGCTTGCTCGCAGCAACCACCAGGCCAGAACCACCGCGCTCACCGGCCGGCACCAGTGCCAGGGTGTCACCGTCCTTTTCAATCTGCACGGTCAGGGTGGTAATGCCTTCCTCGCGGAACAGGCCCAAGGCGCTGATGCGGCCCGGCAGGTAGGGTTGATCATTGAGTGCAGCGGTCAGCGAGGTAACGGTAAACGCTTCGTCTTCAAAAATGGCGATATCGGCCATGGGTACTCTCCAGAAACGAAAAATCCCGCACGCGGCGGGATGCATA